TTAGTAATAATTGCAATTTTATGTCCTAATCGTCTTATTTTAGCAACTGCTTCTAAACTGTTAGGAATAGGTTCAAAGTCTTTAACTTTGTAAGTATATTCACCTCGATCAATATTAATAACACCATCTCGATCTAATCCTACAACAACTTTAGGTGCAATATTATCTGTACTATTGTAGTAAGGTGTTGGAGCATCAGTACTATAGCGTATATTATTATTTTTTACAGATTTTTCTGTTGACTCAGTTTTTTCTGTACTCCAATTAATTTTATACATGAGTACAACCAAAGTTAAATGAAACTGAAGTGCGAATAGCGTCCTTGCCACTTTGCATTACACAATGTTTCATGTAAGAAGGAAACAATAACATTGATCCTTTTTCTGGCCAAAAATCTTCGTATGCAACTGTGTAACCTGTTTTGTTTTTGTGTTTTACTAAGTCACTATACGGATTTGTATTATACAGTCTAAAAGATCCAGCATCTTGATTTGCTCTTACCCAATATGTACCACTTATACCATGTATACCGTGGTGATGTACATCGTGTTGATCACCTGGCTTGTAATCTTGTGTCCAGTATTTTATTCTAAGTTCTTCATCTATTTCGATACCAGAATGTTCTTGAAAATCAAGAGCCGCTTGTGTTACAATTTGAAAAAAATCTGGAACTAATTCGTGTACTGAAATTTTTCTATCCCAAAAGTCTGTAGATACACAATCATTTTCTCTTTCGAGTTGATCTAGTAAAGGAATAATTTTATATTCCATCTCATTAGCAACAGCTTCGTCAATTTTTATGTGTAAAACGGGTACTGAAAATAAATCTTTATACATCTAAACTCCTGGGCAACAATCAAATGATATTGAGGTTCTGATAACATCTTCGTTTCTGCCAGAATCTACAGCATGTTTTATATAAGACGGAAATAATAACAGTAAACCTTTTTCTGGCCATATATCATGATGACCTTGTGTAAATTTGTTTAGCGGATTACCAGCTCTAACATATTCGGCTGTATTATTAGGATTGTAAAATCTTATAGGCCCTGCATTTTCATTTGCTCTGACAAAGTATGTTCCGCTAATACCATTTATACCGTGTTGATGAATATCATGTCTGTCTCTGCCTACATAGTTTTGTGTCCAATATCGAACTTTAAAATTAGGGTTAATAAAATAACTAGTTTGATCAGCATATGTATATGCGGCTTCTCTTACTACATTCCAAAAGTCTGGAACAATCTCATGTACTGGAATTTTGTTGTCCCAAAAATCAGTAAACATAGTGTCAACTGACAAATACTCGTCGCCAACAGAATCTAATATAGGTGTATTGCGTTCTAGTCTATCTAATAATGGTACTATCTCAGTTTCCATCGTGTCGGCCATTTCTTTATCAACATGATGCCGCATTATACCAACTGGAAATATTTCATGCATTTCCATATTATTTGCTTTCGATTTGTTGACTATCGCCCGGGCCAATTCGGTAGTTGTCTTCAACACTATCAGCAGTGCTAACTTCAGTAACACTTCCTTCTTTGGTAAGACAAATTAATTGGTGTGGCTGTAAAGGTGGATTATGCCATGTTGCACCTTCGCCTAATTCTTTTTCATACAACGTAGAATTATTAGTATCAATATACGCAACTTTAAACTTGCCGCTATTTACAAACCAAGTTTCGTCTTTTTCTTTGTGAAAGTGCATACTAGTTTTTGCACCTTCTCTGTTAAATACCATAATCTTGCCACAGTAGTGTTCATTAGTGGCCCATATCATTTCGTAGCCCCAACCTTTTTCTACTACACCAGTTAATCTAGTTGCTTTTTCCATTAATGTATTCCTCTACTGTTTCAAATTTAATTCCACTTGTTACTGTACTTAATTTAGAAACGTCAGCACATGTGTATTCTTGATATTGATCTTTTAATTTAGCAGGCATTGGTATGTAATTTATTTTTGCATTATACTTTTTAGCAATAACCTCTGCTACTTTTTGAAAACTTGTTGCTACACCAGTGCCAGCATTAAACAGTCCTAACTTTTTATTTTTTAATAATTGTAAATGTATTTCACAAATATCAGTAACAGATATAAAGTCTCTTTTATAATTATCACTATTTTCAAACAGTGTAATAGTGCCTGTTTCTTTAGCTTGTTTAGTAAACTTGCTTACCGGACTCATCATATCATCTTTGTGATCTTCAAAAGGTCCAAACACGTTAAAATAACGTAGTCCTTGAACTGTAATGTTGTGTTGATGCTGATGCCAAACCCATCTATCAAAAAGATATTTACTATAAGCATATGGACTCTGTGGTTGCTTAGGAGCATCTTCACTAAAGTCTAAGTTAGTTCCGTATACACTAGCACTTGAAGCATATTGAAAGTTTACACCTTTAATATTGCATTGATGATATAGCCATTTAGAAAATTCGTAGTTTTGTAGCATAACTTTGTCTACGTCTTTTTCTGTTGTAGCAGATATTGCACCAAGATGTATTACCCAATCAAACCCTTCTACCTCCGGCAAAAAATCAGGCTGCCATTCGTAACCTGACAGCTCATAATGGTCTTGTAGATAAAATGTTAAATTTTGTCCAACAAATCCTTTATGTCCTGTTATTAGTATTTTCATCTTGTGCCTTTAAAATATTTGTTGTGCTATGCCCTTCAACTGTAGGAACAATATATACAGGAGCAATGTCATGGCCAACTACATCTTCTATTTTATAGTCGCCGCCCTTAACAATTAAATTAGGTTGTAAATCTTTAATCAATTCAATCGGAGTTAGTTCGTTAAATTCAATAATCTCGTCAACATAGGGGATTAATTCAAGTTGTTGTCTACGTATTGCATAGTTGTTAATTGGTCGACTGTTGCCTTTTAGCTGTTGTATTGATTCGTCGGAATTTAAACCTACAATTAAATAATCACCTTGTGCTTTAGCTTCTTTTAAAAGAGTTAAATGACCAGTATGTAATACATCAAAACACCCATTAGTAAACACTGTTTTTTTCCTAACATCTTTAGGCATAAGAACATATGTACCGTGATGTTTTACACTTTCTGTTGAACACGAAACAGCAACATCTAGTGCTTCTTGAAAACTCATTTCATTAGTTAGACCATATACAAATCCTGCAAGAAAACAATCTCCAGCACCTGTAACATCTGATACTTCAACTTTATCTGGATTAGATGTATATCTAATATTATCTAGTTCTGCGGTACATGCATTTTCACCGTTAGTAATGATTATATTTCCGTCCCATTTATCAAAACCTAATTCTTTAAATTCTTTAGAATTGGGTTTAACTAGCCATGCTCCTTTATAATTGTCTGCATGTCGTTTAGGATCAACAATAACTTTACAATTAAACTTATTACAATGTTTAATTATTCTTTGTGTATTGTCGAGCACACCTTTATTATAATCACTTAGAATTACATAATCAAAATTAGATAAATCAAGATCTTCAACATCGGTTGCAATATCATCGCCATTTGCAATAGCGTCTTGATCTATACGTGTAATATAATGATTGTCGCTTAGAACTCTTGTTTTTATTGATTTCTCGTCATCGTAATGAAGTTGTGTTACATGAACACCTAACGATTCTAAGTTCTTAAATACTAATGATGCACCGCCATACGTGTCATACTCTTTAGTAACGTTTACAACAGGAACAGGTGCTTCGGGATTTAATCTAGTAGTAGTCCCGTGAATATATCTATCGATAATTATATCGCCAATGATTAATACTTGCATAACTATATTATACTATACTCCGTTGGTTTAGTCAAGTAAATTTATTACATCAATAACTGTTTTTAGTTTAGTAATATTACTCTTTCTGTTAAGGGTATTCATAAGACCCGAATGCAACGGCTTTGGCCACTTACCAAAACCAACCCAAGCAAATCCGTCATGTTCGCCGTTTAATTTTGGTAAAAACTCTTTTTCAACTACGCATAGATATGTGTGAAAATGAAATTTTGAATCATTAGATATAAATGTTTCTAAAGGTATTGTTTTCTTAATATTTAATGTACCAATTTCTTCTTGGATTTCTCTACTAAGACCTTCAAAGGGTGTTTCGCCTTCTTCATTACCACCACCGGCTAATCCCCAAACGTTATTTCTTTTTCCGTTTGCTCTATGTAAGAACAGGAATCTATTTGTTTCTAATGAATAAAGTAGTGCGCCACTACAAACGATATCTTTCATACTAGTAATTATGCTAGTATGTCATTCTCCAAGCGCCATTTGGATACTCACCTTCGTAAGATAATATCCAATTTTCGCCAGTCCATTTGTATTGTGTTTGTGTATTAAGGTTAGTTACAAATGCTTCGTTAGATTGTGTACTTGCATCAAATACAATGTGCCAATTTAACCCATCCCATTCAATAATGTCGTTTTCGCTTGCAATAAAATCTGTATTATCTTCATTTTTCCAAGCATCAGCGCCGTCGACATTTTCCGAACTACCAATGTCACCTAACAATAACAATCTTGTATTAGTTGAACTATCTTGTACTTGACGTGGATCAAATCTTGTTGGATCAATAATATATTCTACACTTCCTCTAGTACCATTAGGACCAGTAATATCACTGTCTGATGGTAAAGAATCTTCATCAAGGCTAACTATTTGTAATTCAGTTTCGTCATCGGTATTAATTTGAACAGTACCAACTATTTCTAAACCTGTTCCTCGTTGTAGTCTAAGTTGAGTTACTCCAGCCTCATATACAAATGGTTGTGCAATCATCCATGCAGTCCATGACTCATTGCCAACAGTACCATTTTTCATTAGTTTAGCAACACCATCAATAAACACTAAATCGTAATCTTGATATGTAGTAACAACTAATGCATCTTCATTTGTAAGTGTTTGGTTTTTGCCTTCATTAATTTTTGTAGTTTCTTCATTTTCTTTAATTTTTTGCTCAACTAAACTTTGTGTATATGCATTCTCGTCTATGTTTACTTCGAGACCATTATCAGCAAATACGGCTGTAATAATTTTAGTAATAACGCCTAACTTCTTAACTTTAGTTGGCGGACTAATAAAGATTGGTGTATCAAGAGTTATTGTTGCAACATCAATTTCGTTTTCAGTTCCGGTTGGTATAGTTCTACTACTAAAGTTAATATTATCCATATTAACAACACTTAAACTAGTCCAGTCAATATAATTATCTGTAGTTTGTATTTCTAAACTAGGATTAAACAACATAAAGATTTGTTCTAATATTTGTAATTTTTGATCAGTATTTGTACTCCATATATCTACATTAACTGTAAGTTTGTAAGGAGTAGGCATTAGTCTTTCTACAGTATAATTTTTTCCCGAAGAATTTAAGTATTCTTGATTAGAATCATCGTAAGCTCGTTCTCTTATATTTAATTTGTTTACATAACTACTATCAGCTAGTCTTGCAGTATCCATTTCTAAATTAGTAATGTATACAGCCATTCGCGGAGCACTAGGAATTTTATTTTCCGAATTATCACGCAAAATACTTCCAACTTGTCTAGTTAGATCTCCGTACATGACTGGTACTTGAACTAAACGTCCTTGTCCGTCTTTATAACTAAACTGACTAAACAGACGAATAATCTGTGTTAAGTATCTTCTTATTTGTCCGTCATAAAAATGTTGCATTAGTTATCCGCCTTAGGTCTAAGTGCTTTAGACAAGCTCTGTCTTTCAGGAACTTGTTCTCCTGCAATATTGTTTGTACCAGTATTGTTGATAAAGCCACCTTTTTGTGTATTAGTATTATCATCGCCGTAAACAAATGCACGTTTAACATCATAAACTTTATTCCATTTGTTATTTTTAAATTGAAATAATCGATTAGGTAAAAAATCTGTTCTTAAAAAATAATCATTAGTTTCTGGATCGGCTGGAAAAGATACTCCAAAGCCAAATGCTTCACCGTTGGGTGATATTGCATCGCCTATTATATAGCCTCTATACCCTGCTCTATCCGGTGGTGCCATTTGCGACAACCCTGCAGAGTCTTTAGTTTCAGTTAACTCAACAACACCGTTATCATCAACAGCAAGAGAAAAATAGTGACTAATGTCGTATCCTGATTTTTGTACTTCTGTAGTAGCTTCACTAACTACGGCTTGTGCAATTTGCATTTCCTTTTCATATGTTGAAAGAATATCTCTTAAATTATCGCCACCTGGATCTTCTTCTACAGCAGGTAAATCTAAAATATCTTTATATTCTTGACCATCGTATATTTGTTTTAGTTTAACTCGATACAAGTGTGGATACCAAGTCTGTGAAAATCCTTCAGCGGCTCTATTAATATCTTCTACTACATAAAATCTTTTTAGACCAACACTAGCATCATTTTCAGCATACTCGTCTATTAAATGAGGAAGTTCAAACACGTCTCCAGGCATAAGTTTTCTACCTAATGTTTCAACAGTACTTCTTATATGTACGGTCATAAACAGTGTATCGTTACTTAAGAACAATCCAAATTGACTAAGATCAAAATCATTATCTTGTATGTTATAGATACCTCTCATTCTGTAAATATCTTTGTCGTACTTGCGGTCTCTATTTTCTAAAAACAGCATGTCTTGTATTTGTGTATGATCTTTTACTGTGGTCCCGTCGTCGGTTCCTATATATTTGTATATATGGAGATCAGTACCGCCGATGGTAAACATTTCTAGAATTTGTTTATCTAGAAAATTATAATCAGCGCCGCGTTCGGGTTTGTATAAACTAAGTCTTGGCATATACATATTTATCTTAGATAAATACTTGTACGGAGAACTTTGTCTATGGCCACTATGAAACAAGAAATTTTTGACTACGTTAATGCTATGCTCGGTGGAGGTATGATTGATGTTGAGTTAGATCCTGTACATTACGAAACAGCGTTAAATAAGGCACTTACACGTTTTAGACAACGTAGTGATAATGCAGTTGAAGAATCATACTTGTTTATGGATACTAGTATAGATGTTAATGAATATACTCTTCCAAAGGAAGTTATGGAAGTTCGCAGATGTTTTCGAAGAAGCATTGGCTCACGTCCAGGAACTTCAGCAGTTGGAGGTCCAATATATTCAACAGGCGAAACAGCAACAGAAGGACAGCAGGTATTTAATGTAAATTATAACCTAGCAAGTATAGCAACTGTTGTAGTAACTGTAAATGGCATAACAACAACTGCCTATGCAATTGACAACGACTCAAGAACTATCACTTTTAATACAGGTTTAAATTTAAACGATGTTGTGAGTATAAAACTTTACGAAAACGGAAAAAATGGCGGCGGTAGTTTATTTGATCCGTTTAGTTTAGCATATACAAATGCGTATTTGTTGTCAAGTTCAAATATGGGCGGATTAGCTACATACGATATGTTTAGTCAATATCAAGAACTTGTAGGAAGAATGTTTGGTTCGTTTATCGAATTTAAGTGGAACAATACTACTAAAAAATTAACACTGTTGCAACGTCCTAGAGCAACTGAAACTATTATGCTTTATGCTTATAACTATAGACCAGATGACGAACTATTGTCAGATTACTTAGTTAATCAATGGGTAAAAGATTATACACTTGCTACATGTAAATATATGTTAGGCGAAGCACGTTCAAAATTTGCTACTAT